ACAATAGATTACGTATTTACGACAATAGTTTAACTCCCGTTGATCCAAAAATGCCCGATTTCAAGGTATCTACTCAATATTATCAAGTTGAGAATGGAAATGACAGACTTGGTATGGGACGTGAGGATGAATATTTTTGGAAGACGGCAAAAGAACGGGAAAATGATGCTAATGTCGATGGTTTTAGTATAAAATTTAAAGATACCACATCAGATCAAGAATAAATAAGTAAAAAACGTATTATGAGTCATCCACAACATCTTGACGGTTCTGTAGATAAGGGAAATTCATTCATTCAGGATGGAATGACCTTGATTACAGAGGTTGAAAGTGAAAAACATTTAAAAAAAGTGAGAGAAAAGCGTGCAATGGAGCAAAAACTTCAAGAGGTTCATGATCGTTGGTCATAATTGCATAACTTCCCTAATAAATAACTCATAATTGCTGTATTATAGTGCCTTTAGAGAGGGTTAGTAGGGGATTTAAGGATATTAGTATGACATTTCAGGTCAATCCCCTGAGTAGCGACTTAATTGCCCTTAAAAACGAGAATGCAATTGCACGTTCTGTAAGGAATATTATCTTTACAGTCCCTGGTGAGAAAATGTTTAATCCAGATTTTGGAACAGACATTAATGCTTCTCTTTTTGAACTGTTAGATGAAACTTCTGCAGTAGTAATTAAAGATCAAATTAAATATTCATTAGAAACATATGAACCAAGAATCCGTCTCCTTGATGTGATTGTTGTTCCTGATTTTGAAGGTAATGGTTATGATGTTGAAATTTCCTATAGTATAATTGGAGCAGACATTGATCCACAACAAATAAGTTTTATTTTGCAAGCAACTAGGTAAAAATGTCATTAACAAATTTTTCTAACCTAGATTTCGATCAGGTTAAACAATCACTCAAAGATTATCTTCAGGCAAACTCCAATTTTACGGATTATGACTTTGAGGGTTCTAACCTATCGTCCATAATTGATGTTTTAGCTTATAATACATATATTACTTCATATAACGCTAACATGGTAGCGAATGAAGTTTTCCTTGATAGTGCTACATTGAGAGAAAATGTAGTTTCTATTGCAAGAAATATTGGATATTTACCAAAATCAAGAAAATCTGCTAGAGCAACTGTTAGTTTCTTTGTAGATCTTACTTCTGTTACTCCTTCACCCGTATCATTAACGCTTAAACGGGGTCCAGTTGCGACATCAGCAGGAAGTTTTCGCACTACTTCATACATTTTTTCAATTATTGATGATATTACAGTTCCAGTCACTAATGGAATTGCGATTTTTAGTAATATTCCGATCTATGAAGGTCCATTACTAACACAAAATTTTATTTACAATTCTAGAGACTATAATCAAAAGTTTATTTTACCAAATTCTGGTATTGATATGGATTTGATGACTGTTTTTGTTAAAGATAGTGAAACTGCAACAGCAGCTGCACGTTATACCCGCCAAGATAATTTATTTGGTGCTGACAAATATACAAAATCATATTTTTTACAAGAAATAGAAGATGAAAGATATGAAATTTTGTTTGGTGATGGAGTTTTTGCTCAGAAATTGCAGGATGGTAATCAAGTTACAGTAAACTACATCAGATCTGATGGTGATAGTGGTAATGGAATTGCAAATTTTACTTTTAATGGAAGACTTACATATCAAAGAAATGCTATTGAATATAACGTTACTGATGGCGTTTCATTATTAACAACGGGTGTTTCTTCCTCTGGTGGAGAAAATATTGAAAGTGTAGAATCTATCAAAAAATTTGCTCCAAGATCATTTGCTACTCAAAATAGAGCAGTTACAAGTTCAGATTATGAAACTTTAATTCCATCTAAAATTTATCCCGAAACTGAATCGATTTCAGTTTTTGGTGGGGAAGAATTAGTCCCTCCACAATACGGAAAAGTTTTTATCAGCATAAAACCAAAATTTGGAGATTTTTTACCAAATTTAATTAAAGAAAATATAAAACAAGAACTTAAAAGATACGCTGTAGCAGGAATTCTTACAGAAATTCTTGATCTTAAATATCTGTATGTTGAAGTTGACTCAAAAGTATACTATAACTCAAATTTAACGCCTTCTTCGCAAAGAATTTCTTCTATTGTGCAGAATAATGTACAAAAATATGGAGAATCTACAGAATTAAATCGATATGGAGCAAGATTTAAATATTCAAAATTTCAAAGAATTATTGACGACAGCAATCAGGCAATTGCATCCAATATAACTACTATTAGTATACGAAGAGATTTAAGAGTTGTTTTAAACACTTTTGCAGAATACTCAATTGGGTTTGGTAATCAATTCCATATTAAGAGTCTTGATGGATATAACATAAAATCCTCAGGTTTTACTGTTAGTGGAATTCAAGAAACTCTATATCTTGGAGATATACCAAACTTTGATAATAAAACTGGAGATTTATTCTTCTTTACTGTTCCAACATTAACATCCCAAAATCCTACGGTTGTAAAAAGAAATGTTGGCACGGTTGATTATGAAAATGGAATTGTGACTTTAAATCCTGTAAATATAGTTTCAGGGAAAATACGTGATGGTCAACCTATAATTGAAATTTCTGCAACACCAAAATCTAATGATGTAATCGGATTACAAGATTTATATTTACAATTAGATATTGGAAATAGTGTTTTTGATATGGTGGTTGATGATATTTCTTCTGGAGTAGATTCTTCTGCTTCCACGTATGTGTCATCCTCTAGTTATGCTAATGGCAATTTGGTTAGATCTGGTGGAAGAGTAGGATCAACTCCTCTCTCAGAAGCACGCGCAAGGGCAGTTAATGCATCTGGAACAAGTGTTTACAGCACTGGCGCTTCTTCACCAACAAATACCTCAACAACGCCTACAACGACCTCTACATCATCAGCTACATCAGCTACATCATCTGCATCATCTTCTACCTCTTCCTCCTCCTCCTCTTCGTCATCTTCATCGTCAAGTTCGTCTGGCGGTGGTGGTGGTTACAGCAGCGGTTACTAATACTTAAATTCAAATGACAGAAAAAAGAGTTCAACTTTCCACAATTGTTAAAAGTCAAGTTCCTGACTATGTTAGGTCTGATTTTCCGCTAATAACTGAATTTTTAAAAGAGTATTATAAAGGACAGGAATATCAGGGTGGTCCAATTGATCTTATTAATAATATTGATAGATACTTAAAAATTGATTCTTTTGCTAATAGAATATATTCAAATAATATTTCAAAATCTATTAATACTACAGATAGCACGATTGAAGTAATCGACACATCAGGATTTCCAGATTCTTATGGTCTGATAAAAATTGATAATGAAATTATTACATATAAAGGAAAGACTGACAGATCCTTTACCGGTTGTATTAGAGGATTTAGTGGAATCTGTGAACTTTCTAAAAATAATTCCCCAGATGAAGTTCTATTTGAATCAACAAACGCAGAAACTCATGCAAATGGATCTAAAGTTTTAAATCTTAGTGTATTATTTCTAGCAGAATTTTTAAATAAAACTAAAAAGCAAATTGCGACAGGTTTTGAAGATAGAGAATTATATTCTGAAGTAGATCAAAATACTTTTTTAAAGCAAATAAGAAGTTTTTACGCTTCAAAAGGAACAGAAGAGTCATTCAAAATTTTATTTAAAGCATTATATGGTATAAAAGTAGAATTAATAAATCCTACAGATTTACTTTTTAGACCCTCTGATGCACAATTTAATCAAGTAGAAAGTATTATTGTAGAACCAACTTCAAATGAAAGTGATTTTGATGATATTCAAAATATTACCCTTTTCCAAGATTATCCAGTAAATTCTTACGCACCTATTTCTTATTCGGAAAAAGTTTTAGGAAAAGATTCTAAAGTATATCATAGACTGGATATTGATGCAGGATATAATAAGGACATTACATTCGATGGTGCGATCTATGGAGATTTTAAAGTAACTCCCAAAACAAAACTTGTAAACCCTGTGTCTATTGGAGCATCTTACTTAGATGTAGAATCAACAGTTGGTTTTGCAAATACCGGACATATTGCTTTTAAGTACACTGATGGTTCGTCAGGAACACTATATTATGGTTCTAAAACTATTAATCAGTTTAGAGATGCTGGATATATTTACAAAGAAATTAATGAAGAAGAGAATATAACTGATAGAGACACTTTTGCATACGCAACAGTAAATGGAAAAAGAATTCAATGTAATATATCTTCAATTATCTCAGAGGTAAATAAACCAAGCAAAGCACTTTATAATATTAAAGATATTACATCAAGAGTTAAAACTCTTGGATTTGAAGGGAGTGGGTTTAAATTTAATGATTGGATTTACAATAATAAAAAAATATTCACTATTAACTCTTTAAGTATTATTGATGCAACAGATAGAGTATATCGTGCAAATTTAAACAATAATCATTTTATCTTTAAAGATGATACTATTAAAATAATTGATAATAGTGGACAATCTATAGACGGAGTAGTTCTGTCGGTTATTAATGAAAAATCTTTAAATATTAGAACAGAT